TCATCTAATTTATAAGTTCCATCGCCTTTTTTAGAAGTGGTTGAAATATTAAAGGAGGCCAAAACCCCTGTAAAAACTGAAGCTATGAATGTTGGATCTATTTTCTGTTGAGGTATTCCGGGGATAGAAACGTAGTTTAAAGTCAAGATCGCACCGGACCACCCAAGAACAACAATTTTTATAAGTGTAGTCGTGGTGTCGTCCAATCCGTCCTTGAGCTTTTGAAAAGGATTTTTCTTTTTTTCCTCTGGGTTTTTTAATACTTGTTCAGTCATAGGCGTTTACTTGCTATTTACACGTATTAATATACTAAAGCTAATTGTTTACGCTAATGAGTCAACCCTTATCGGTCTGGGAGAACGCAGCCAGATCTGAATTAATGGAGAAATTGTATTTTCTTGATCAACGGGATTCACCAGATCATCCGCATGCAGGGACGTTTATAGGTCTTTGGCAAGAGCTACAGATAAGAAACAAGTGGAATAAATTGCTAGGTAACAGATGAATGAAGTAATAGCCGCCTGTATTGGTGCTGTAGTCTCTATTTTCTTATTCACCCTTAGCATTATTGTTAACAGGAAAGATAAAGACGTAAGGGCATTATTTAAGCGAGTAGCGCTGTTAGAGCAACGAGTATCAACGCTTGAGGGTTCAGGACGTAACAAGAATTGGCGCAATCGGTAGACACTAAAAAACCCCTAGCGTCCTCTACAACTCTAAGGGTTTAATAGCTATCCAATAACCAAAATGCTAATACTTGCTAAGGGGTAAAGTGCCTTTTAATCTTACTCGTTTTTACTGAAATTTTCATTTATAAATCTGTTCACAATTACCGCCTTTGAGTAGTGTGCGCTAATACCCGACAAGTCCCTTAGCTGACGGCTAGACATATACATGGCATTTCTACGCCATGCCTCAATTTTATCTGTTGGGGATCTATATACAAAGCCGGAACCTAACCAATCTAAAAAGCGACGCATTAGACTTACTATGCTTGCGTATTGTCAATATAGAGATACTTTTAGGTTGGGTCAGCAGTTGGAGTGTTCGTCCCCATCACCCAGTGAGCAAAGCAGCGGTTAAGCTGGCCCACAATATTAAGCGTTAGCCCATCGTCTAGCAGTAGAAGAACTTACCCCATACTTTTCGCCGATTTGTTTCCATGTGTAACCCCAAGACCTCAATTTGTTAATTGTTGTATGTCTTGACTCGCAAGCCCACCAAAGAACAACGAAAGGAAGAACAAGCAAGGCGCAAAGCCATGCCATAACGCACGTTAAAGATGTCATTGATTTAAAAAACTTGTGTATATCGGTGGTACGTCAACAAACGCAGCGCGACCGAAAAATGATTGCCCCTGATCGTGATCGCAGCTCTGATCTGAGGCGGTAGTGAAGGCTGACGCTTATCTTGTCCAGCGCGGAGGAGTCACGCCCGATATGTGACTTAAGGCCTAATAAATATATCAGGGGTAGACCCTATAAGCAATAGGTCTAATTAGGAACAGTAAGTTTTTCTAAATCTAAAACCCTTTGTAGTGGTATCGCTGCAACTTGAGGAACAATACTATTCCCCAACGCCTTCAATCTTTTAGCTCTGTCCACCCCAGAGGAAACCCCATTAGGATTTCTATAAATGACGGGTTTAACACTCCATTCTCGCCAATCTCCTTTGACTCCGTGAGCTGTGTTTCTCCATCTCGGTGTATTTTCACTGCCATTGCTGTTTCTAAGTATCCCTTGTGTTTTAAGTTCGCCATGTTCTCTGAAAGTCTGAAATTCATTCCCTTCGCTGCCCTCGGTGTTGGTAGTAGAGCTCCTAGTAAAGGTGTTCCCCCTTGCTTGAATTTCGATTTGCGATCCATCGCTGACGCTAGAGGGGTAGGCAACAAGCCACCACCTATCTCTCTGGTGGCAGGCTCCAATATACGACGCTGGTATGCAACACCATTCACAGTTATACCCTGCCTCGGCCAAGTTTCCGAGAACGATTCCAAGTCCTCTAGAAAGGATTGCTGACACGTTTTCCAAGACGACGTATCGCGGCTGTAATAAGCAAATGACTCTATAGAGTTCGTACCACAAACCAGATTCTGAAGTCTCTGTGATCCCTTCGCGCTTGCCCGCGTTTGAGATTGATTGGCAAGGAAATCCCCCACAAATAACGTCTGCTGAATATGGTTCTGGGTTGTAGGTTCTGATGTCATGGAATTGTTCGACATGGGGCCAATGCTTTTTTAATACCTTTTGACAAAATGGTTCACATTCGACAAATGCAACTGTTTTAAATCCTCCTACTAATTTTTCGGCGCTATAGCTAAAACCGCCTATACCGCTAAAGGTGTCGATAAGTCTAAGCGTCATGGTTGACTACTTAGCGTGATAGATGCCCCCGGACTTTCCCCTGTTTCGCAATATCTTTTACTTGCTATCCAATGAATAATCTGTGAATCATCCCTTACTAATCCTGATTGTTGTATCGAGTCACCTATTGATCTAATTAATTTATCCGTATCACTTTTAGTCGTTTTATATCTAGGGGCAGCAGGCCTCAATGTCCCTTTAGTTCCGTAATGGGATTTAGGACGCATAAAGCGAAACTCACAAGAGACACTAAACGCACAATCAATATTCCAATCCTTTGGTTTAGCTGCTATTAAATAAGTCATCACATCCTGTCGCCAAGATTTCAATTCTTTATCGTTGCTATACATCACCCCAAAGGCAGTACGTTTTAAACTGCCCTGCGCTACAGGTACACCAACAACATCAACACTAATTATTTTCATCTTTCCTCCATTCCTTGATTAATTTCTGTAGTTCAGTAATTCGCTTTTCAGCGGCTTCTATCTTTTCTTTATTTGTCAAAGCTGATCCTCCAATAACTCTTAGTTTCAAGCTTGACTGCTTTATTGTTTAAAACTTCTAGTTCCTTTTTCTGGTCAATTTCTGTTTTATAAATTTCTTCCTGTTTCGTTAATTCTTCTGAGAATTGATATTTTTGCGTTGTTTGAAGCCTATTAGCTGTAACTCCATGAGATTTAAAAATCCCTTTAATGCGTCCATCCTTTCTATGCTCTTCTAATTCATCTTTAAGAACAGATTCGGCAATAGTTAATGCTCTGATCTCTTGTTTAACCTTTACTAATTTAGAAAGGATTCGTTC